TCATTAACAACCACTGTCTTAGCGTAGATTTCCATAGTCGCGTCGATATCAGTTCTTACAACCACTTCTGGAGCAGGATCGATACCAGAACCGTCTAATTGACCACCATCTGTGGATAGTCTTTCGTAACGGCTCATACGTGTAGTTTTTCCGATGTGAGCTTCCGCATAGTGCAGATCGCAACCGAAAGAGTGAATTAAATTGAACATTGGCGTGGATAGGAGATCCTCACTAAATTGTAGTGGGAGCTCTGGAGCCATGTTATTGATATTGGTGATGCCTTGAGCCACGAAAATACCTCGTAGTTAGTTATTTCCGTTTGTTGGCGAAACAAACAAAAGAACAGCCTACGGCGGCGAAATCGTGTACAGCCTGGAAAAGAAAGTAAGAATTACTTTTTACATAACCCTTCCCCTCTCGGGATGACTGAAAGGTTTTGGAATTCTTTAGTCAATTCAATTATCAACATTAAATTTTTTACTGCAAACAATTGTTATGCATATTCTTTTTAATTTATTGATTTTATCGTGTCTTACATGCAGTATTGTATTACACCATAAAGGGACCTATCATATGTCAAAGAAAGAGAAAAAATTATCCTCAATTAGCGCTAGGATTCCTAAAGAAATGGCCGACGACTTAAAACTTTTATGCATCACTCTAAGTAAAGCTAGAGGAACTGTTTTTACTCTGTCTGAACTTCTAAGGGAGACATTGCTTCCGCTATGTCCTATAGATAAAAGAAAAGGATACTTCGAATAATGGGAAGAGCTATTCCTTTTTCAGAAGATGAACTTGTAAAGATAGAGAGTCTTTTAAAAGAAAATACTCCTGTAAAAAAGATCGCAGTCCTATTAGACAGAAGTCAAAAAGGAGTGTCTAACAAGATAAGTCAATTCGGCGGAGTTTTAAAATTTACAGCAAAAGATGCTATTGATCACAGAAATAGCATTAGAAAAAAAACGGTTCAACAAGCAAAAGAGTTGTTTACTCCTGCTAAATATAAGGCTCTTTTAGGTCGCGTTGACTCTTTAGAAATGCAAGTACAAATACTAACACAAGTGATAAAAACGCATGTCAAAAATACAAACAACAACTGACTATTCAAAATTTCAATTCTGCAAATTCAACAGGCAAATCGATAAAGGGCATGTTAAAAAGTTAGTCGCATCGATATCTGCTAATAATCTATTAGAATTCTGCCCTATACTTGTTGATAAAAATATGCAAATCATTGACGGGCAGCATAGATTTGTAGCAGCTCAAGAAATCGGAGTGCCTATTTGTTACCAAATAAAGCAAGATGCAACCGATGAAGATATAGTTTTGTTAAACGTATCTAATAAAAGGTGGGTACTTGAAGATTATGTAAATTACTATGCTAGAAAAGGAAATAAAAATTATCAAAATATAATAAATTTATCTGAGAAATATAATCTAAGCGTTAGTATTGTTTTAAATATTTTTGGAAGAGAATTTGATGGATTCAAGAAAATGAAGTCGGGAACTTTGCAAATCTTAGACATGAAAATAGCCGAAAATAAATTAGAACAACTTACAGAGATAACGGAATTACTTTCTAGGTACTTAACGAAAACATCCAGTCGCTTTGTAAAAAACAGCAAATTTCTCAGATCGTTAGTTGTTTTTCTCTCAGACGATGAGATTGACTTTGAAGAATTTAAAAAACGTGTCTACTGGAGACTAAATACCATTCGCGTATGCTCAACGCTTATTGAATATATGGATCTATGGAATACGATTTATTCTTACAGAAGAAGGAAAGAAGAGGCCTAAGCCTCTTCTTTTGGTTCTTTGTCGTCTTTACGCGCTCTAGCTTCTTCCAATGTAATATCTATCCATCTGCTTAATCTTCCTAATTCGAAAGCAGCAGTAGTGATTTTCCCAAACTCTAAAAAACTTCTTATTTCGTCGATTTCATCCATTAGCATTTCTAGAAAAATATCTGACATAGCCATTTAACCTCCCTTCATTACACGTTGCATTCTAGCCCAATTGTCTGCTCTCCGCTTGTCATCCATCTTAATAGGAGCTGTATCTCCTACTTGAGTTACACCCGGAACTGCCATAGATTGAGGCTTAGAAAAGTTCTTTTCCGCTCTCATTTGATCTTTACGACTATTTGTATTAGGAACAAACCGCTTTACAGCTTTATAAACAGACGTCCATTTTTCATATCCATCAGGCGCATGCTTAAACGCTTCTGCTACTTCGGGATAATGGTATTCTAGATAATCTAAATTTTCAGCTGAGCAAACTTCATTGAAATCAGTATAGTTAGCGACTAACCTTTGGGGAAGTTCTCTATGCTCTCTTTCTCGTCTTTCTTCTTCGGCCTTTTTTTCTCGTACGGCCAAAGCTTCCAAGATCTTTTTCTCTATACGCTGTTCTTCCGTTTGCTCTTCATCGTAATAGCTCTGTTCTTGTCTTGGTGGTTGAGTCGGCTTATTTAAAATAGCTTCCATTGCAGCTTTTAAAGCAGCAGCTTCCTGCTCTTTCTCTATAGCCCGGCGTTCAGCTGCTTCTTTTTGCTTTCTTTCAGCTTCTCTAGCTTCCCTAAACTTTTTCCAGTTAATTTGCTCTGGAGTTTCAGTTTGTTGATTATCTTGTTGTACATTTGCTTCAACTGCTATACTTTCTTCTTTAGGTACTTCAGTATTTAATACTTCTTGTTCCATTTAATAGGTCTCCGATGGATGAAAATTTAGATAATAAAAAGAATTGGCAAGAAGACTTGTCACATTACAGAAAAATCTTGTCATATATGGGCGCTAATGTTCCTATTCAAGTGCTATGTCTTCCTAAACCATTAGAAAAAACTTTAATTAGCCACGGCTGTTTGCGTGTCTACGATCTGATCAACCGTGATCTTGCTGAAATCAAAGGGATCGGAGAAATCAAGATTGACCTCCTTGCATCCCGACTTGATGAGTTTTTCTCGGTTGGCATTTAGGTATTCTTTTTCAGAAAGCATGTCTATTTGATGTTCATACCGTATGTATTCCCAAAAAGTCCCTTTAAAGAAGGCGATACTCCACGCTTGCATTGTTTGATATTTAGGATGGACGTAGCTAAGTTCTGATAATTCAGCCATAGTGGCAGCGTTAGGAAGGACCCATAGTCTTTTAACTATCTTGTCTTGCCTTTTGCTGTATAAGAAGACTGTTTGATTTGGTCTTGGAGAGGGAAGATATGGCCATGCATAGAACTTTCTACGCATCACATTCTTAATGAGAGGATCGCTTGCTATAACAAAGCAGATACAGTATTCATCTTCGTCGATGATCTTGTTATGAGTTTCTATGCAAAGCTCTAAATGAGTCTTAATATCGTCAGTTAGAGCATGTCCAACTTCTAAGGCATTGTATTTAGTAGAGTCGCTGGCTGCTTTAAGTGAAAGCTCACCAGCGGTCTTTTTTTTAGTCATTAAAATTCCAATTCTTCAATAAAGTTATCTAACCACTCTTGAGCTTCGATTTTGTCTGGAAAGCGACCTTTTAAAACCCATTCATTTCCTTCCTTGTCTTCGGCCATTACATAATTTTCCCAAAGTTTAAAATTAGAAATATGATCCACGTTTAAATATGTGCCGGCTTTTAATTTGACAAACTTAACCATCAATGATCTTCTCGGTTTACTTTTAAATGGGTTGTCTTTCTATCTGTAGGGTTCTTAGCGACGAAATCTGAGCCTTTTGTAAGTTCCATGTTTTCAGATGGATCATACTGGTTATATCTCATCTCCCAATGCTCCCCTGGAATAGCACGCTTGTCTCCTTTAGCAGGAACAGACGCTTTATCTCCGTGATCGTCATGGTGTCTTTTAGGGCCTTCTAGCTTAACGTCGCTAAATGGCGAATGGCCCAAAGGTCTTTTGCCTGGACTATTTTTATTTGCCATTTCTAGTACTTCATTTTGTTTTTCTTAACGTAATTAGCTAGACCAGCTGAATTCTTATCTAAATCAGCAGGATTACCAAACTCTGTTGCGTACTTTAATCCGCTAACTGGGTTCAGTTGACCTTCGTTTCTTTCGAACTTTTCTTTAGGCATAGTAGCTGAACGCATTCCGCCTTTATCTTGCTTCTTCATAACGCCTCCTATTAGGCTTGTTTTAAAACTGGTGTTTGAGGATTGTTTGCAGCTTTAATAGTTTCCGCTAATTCAAAAGCGTTTTTAAAGTTGGCAAAGTCCATATCTTCTAATTCGATCATCATCTTCACTAAGTCTAAATCTGACTGCATCTGCTTATGCTCAGCCGTAGCTTGGATATCTGCAATTTTGGCTATCTTTTCTTGAGAGGAAGCCATTAGCTCCTTCTCGCGCGCCATATCACTTCTAGCTTTTGCATACTTAGCCATGATGTCGGCGTTGTCTTTCTTCTCTTGCTGCTGAGCCTGCTGCTGCTGAGCTTGCATTTGTTGCTGCGAAGACTCTTCCATATCAGCAATGACTTGCTTCTTATTGGTGATGAAGGCTGCTTGAAGAATGGACTTATCAGATATCGGCATACCAAGTTCTTTGAAGTGGAGCAGTTGTTGTAGCTCGGTCTGTCTTTGAGTAGCTGAATAATTCCCTTCTTCAACAGCGATTGAGTATTTTTGAGAGTGAGACGTAAAGAATCTTGGATCTACTTCAGTTCCAAGGATGTTCTGTATTTTACCTTTAGAGAAGTTCTTACGAATCGCCTGTAAGCGTATTTGGCCATACAATCTTTGCGTGTAGTCCAGCTTATCAAATATAGTTTGCAGTGTCGTAAGCCCAGCTCCTTGTCGAAGCATTGATAGGATACCACTCTTGTCATCGGTAGCAGCTCCTAATAACTCTTCATTAACTCCAGAAATCTTTGTGATGTCTTCAGCTAAGCTTCTGGAAAGTTCCATCATGGAAGCTGGAATATCTGGAGGATCTATTCTTTGTATTTCGTTAGGTAAGTGGCCAGACTTTAATGGGACTAAGAACCCTTGGCCTGTTTGTCTTAAAGCTTTTGGATCTGTAATAACATCGATAGGATAAATCCATCCAGAGTTAATCTGAGACTCGAGAATATCTAACTCAATGACCTTACGCCTATTGTAGAGGAACTGAGCATCTCTAAGGTTCCTCACAACCCCTTGTAAACGCCAGGCGTAGGACTGTATATCAGGCTCATGATAACACAGGCTTGGTACGAATGGGTACGCATCTATGTGGAGCAGGTTATCCCCGTGATACATGGTCTTTCCGCCTAGGCAAAGAGCTAGCTTTACTGTTGGAACTTGGACTTTCTTAATCACTAACCAAGGCTGCTGAGCTAATGTTCTTTCCATCATGTCTTCAGGATCAGACTCATCCGTTTCCCACTCAATCGCTTCTCCTGACTTAGGGTCTAGGATGATGGTAGCTTCTCTAGTTGTCCGATAATGGAATTCGTCATAAGTAAACAGCTGATTGGTGTCTAAGTTGATTAGTTCCGCTTGTAAGGGGAATCGGCCATCTTTCATACCGCTAGGTCTAATCTTATCTATCTCATCAGCACGGCCTGGCAAAAGAGATTTAGCAGCCGTCTTGTTCACCCAACGTCTTCGCCATATGAAGGAGCAATCTGTTAAGTCTTGCTTGCGAAAGTAAGGGTCTATAAGAAAGTTGTTATAAGAGACTTGATCTGTAAAAAGATCGCCAGAAATAGGATCAAGAGTGTAATCGGGATATAGATGTAATAGTGAGCATCCTGTATCACATGATCCTTCGAAAGCTTGTGAAAGATATTCTTGAAATCCATCTCTATTTTCGCACCATTTTAGGACTGCATTGTATTGATCTGATAATTCATCATCTCCTTCATGTGTCGGCATCGTGATAGTAGATTTTCGGTTCTTTCTTTGGTAACCGCAGATCATGTTGATATGGCGACGGATTAGATTGAAAAAGAAGCGTCTAGACTGGAAATATTGGGTGTCACCGTAGATCATTGACCATAGAGTTTGGTCACCTACTTTGAACCTTTTATCGATTGCGCCTTGTTGCCAGTAAGCGGCATTGCAAGGATAAGAACTTGTATAGTAGTGATCCATCATGGCTTTAATATTTCTGCCGTCAGGGTCGCCGCTATCAATGTAACCTGGATACTGGTTTTCGTAAGATCCCATTGACTCTCAAAATTACATAAATATATTTGTAATATAAAAATAAGTCTTTGAGGCTAAATTGTTAAGTTTTATTCATGAATTTTTATATGAATTAGAATATTTATTGTTAGATTTAATTGACTTTAATAGATATGATATGTTACATTAGAAGCAAACACAGGGGAACTTTATGGACTGGACACAAATAGTAATTCCATTAATCACAGTTCTTGGAATGTTCATTACCAACGGAGCATTAATAATTCCTTTGTTTTTATGGGTTAGAGCAGAAGCAAGAGCCGACACTAGACATATGGATGCCAAACTTGAATCTACTAGAGATTTAGTTCTAGCGATCCATGAAGAAAGCAAAAGCTTCCACGCGGCTCTTTGTGCTATAGATGCTAGAAACAAACACTAAAGAGAATTTTATGGGGATATATTATTTCGCGGTAGACTATACCGATGAAGAACAAATGTGGGCGCCTAAATCATTTTCAGATAAATGCATATATCACCCCCATCATCCTCTTCCGCAGATGATAGCGATGAAAAATTGTCAAGGGCGTAGATTTGAAATAGTTAATGATGTTTCAACTTATACGGAACATGAATTTAAAGATGTTACAGATGAAGTCTATCAAGAATTTAAAGATAAATTTCCTGAATTTGACTGGGATAAATACGAAACTATCTTTTATGGATAACTATTTTTCGTAATCCAGATTGATCACCTTAAAGCTTAGAGGCTTACCGCTGGCATTTACAGATTGAGATCTAACCACAACTCCTTCTCTTTGCTTTCCATTAAGATAAGCGCCTTCGCCTAGAAGCTCTACAGTCTCCTGATTAAATGAGCTACCAATCCCTAGGATTCTAACAGTTGGAAATTCTAGATCCTGGCATAGCTTGAGAAATTCGATCATATTTAAATATCGATGCTCATCGATCTTATACCCAGAAAACGCAAATCCCTCTATCTCTTTGAGCCCCATAGGGTTAGATTGAATCTTAGGTCCGCATGTCTCCCATTGAAGCGCGTAACCTTCTGGCAATTTTTCATGCAGCTTGTATTTATAAGCAATCTGCCAATACCCAATGTTTTCATCAGGCTCTAACTCCCAATTACGACTACAAACCCCAAAGTTTCCTTTGTATCTAAACGCTGTAGTTGAAGACCCGTCTGCTTTTTCTGTAATGTAATAAGGCTTCCCATGCAATCTTTCTAAACATACCATTCCATCCGCGTTTTGGTAATTAGGCTCATCAGTTCTAGGTACAAACCCAGGAAATTCTCCCTTAGCTTTTCCTTGTAGATTTGCAGGGACAGGCTTGAAATACTTCTCTATGCCATAGATATGAGTCATATCCGATCCAACATGGAACCCTAAGCTTTCATAAGGACAAGGCATAATAACGACTTCGCTAGGAGCTCCTCTAAATCGACGCATCTTAACTCGCCAATTGCTGCTCTTCATAAACTGCATATCAGGAGTGGTAGGAGGAATCATAGCGTCGGGCATGTAAACTATGCATAGAGAACCTACTTCAAACTGATCCTTCCTTACGATGCCTCTCCATTTACCGCCCATACCACAAACTACCGTAGCTGAAACAATAAAGTCCGCGTCTGGGATGGGGTCTATTTGAATTATCTTGCCAACGTATACTAATCCTTGAGACATACCTTTTCCTCTACAATGGGATTTTTAGACTAAGAAAATTTCATTAAAATACAATTATTGCTTAAAAAATTAGAAATATCCACCAACAGGCGGACTCATAAACCCAATAGAGTCATCTGAGTAAACTTTACGTCTCCACTCTTCAATGCTTAAATTCTCATCAGGGTGAGATAGCTCTCCTGAAGGAAATGCGCTACATATCGCGTATCTTAAGGCGTCGCATATATGGTCGTTTACCTTAAGAGGCTTATCCTCTCCGCGATCGGCAGCTTTAGGGTCCCAAGAATACGACTGCAAATGCTCAATCAAGGTCTTACATTGCTTGTGTATGACTAGGTTTTTTCCCCCAATAAATTTAGACGTATGTTTAATTCCGAGCAGCACGTCGTTATTTGCGTCAATAATTGGCAGATCTCTTCGTCTGAGTTCCAATTTAAAGGAAGCGGCAGCGGGGTCGACATAAATCGCTCTAACTTCTTGATATCTAACGAATGATTGGATGTCGTCAGCCAGTTCAGCGTCTGTCTTAGATCTTCCTTTAATAGCGGCGTCGTAATAGTACTCTTTTTCCACTCTGATTTGAGGCCACATATTGGCAGAAACCTCGCACAGTACTGCTGCAGTCGCATTCGTCGTGCCGTAATCCACTCCAACAATCCTGTAGTTGCCCCTTGGAAAGTCATTTTGATATACGTTATCGTGATCAAAAGAGTCATAAACCAATCCATGCGCTGCTGCCCATTCTCCTAAAATGTAACGCTTATACCACATCCCTGTGTAGCTAGCTTTGATCTTGTCTTTATAGTCTTGATCAAGGGAAGGGTTGTCTTCTAAGTTGAAATTCCAGTACTTAAGCTTTAGATCATTCGCTCTATCAATAAACTCTTTCTTCAGCCAATGAGCTGGACCTTCAGGGTTGCAAGTAGCTAGCAGTTGAGCACCTGGAATGCTAAGTCTAGAGATAAGCATACGCCAAAAAGGAGCTGGAATACACGTAGCCTCATCCACATAAGCCAAAGATAGAGTTGACCCTTGTATTCTACGAACCGCTGATTCATCTGAAGCTCCTACGAAGTATACGTTTCTACCGTACAGTTTAGTTTCTGTTGATTTAGATGCAGGGGGATTAAATCCTAGGAATCTATAAAGTTCATTGAGGATGTTACGCTGAATACTATCGCGCGTTACTCCTATAAGCATTATATCTCCAGCCGGTCCGTTTTTTAATAGGTGGGTGAGCTTTAAGATACTAGAGTAGGTTTTTCCGCTACGAACCGCTCCAATCCAGATATTAAATGGCGCATCTGCGTCTTGATAACTAAGTATCTGTTTAGCACTTAGGGGCATCATCTTCTTTAGTTAAAGGTTCTTTACCCGAATTGAGCGAAAAAACCGACGAATCTGAAGATGTGTTAGTCTACGATTCAGGGTGCTATCATATTGCTTATTTGTGCTTATATCC